AAGCTCTTTAACACCCATAGAAAGAACGAACTCTTCCATATCTTTCCTTGAGTATTCTGAAGTTTCAAATACTTCCTCGCCCTGATAGATCTGTTCGATACAAGCAATCATTGTGCTTAACATTTGACTGCTTTCGTCTAATTTTCCTACCTTGGCAATCGTATCAAATGTAGGATAATTCATCAGAACAGAAATATCATCAGTCAGCTTAATCAATTTTTCTGCTTTGGTTTTAGACACGATTAGTTTATCAAGATCGATTTCTACATCATATGTTTGACCATCATCTTCGTCTTTAATTCTAGCCGCAATAATATTAGAAACAGATTTCGCTCTAATATTCAAGAAGAAGTATTCCAGATCGAACGAGCATAATTTGTCAACATCGATACTATCTAAGCAACAGTTATTTACGATTGCTTTGTACGCATTTACCATATCTTTCACATCATCGCTTTCTTTAGTGACGAGAAGAATCTTTTCTTCAGCTACGGTGAATGGTCTATAACGAATCTTCTGACCTGTTGATGGAATCTCTAGTTCAAAGATAGGTTGTTTAATTTTGGGTAAAGCCATTGTATTTCTCCAATCAGTCAATCATTTATTAAGGGAATTTTCTAATATTATTCAGATTTTGTTTTATGAAATTAGTTCCTGAGATAATCTTATTAACATTATTTATAGTGTCTATCGCAGTTCTATTGTTGCCCAAGAATGGTAATAGCGAGCTGGTAGTATTAAGAATACCATCTGCTCTCTTTAGAATAGTCAAGTTAGTCTTAACCTGATTAATCTTTTGCGCTGTATCGGCAACACTACCAATAAAGTTCGCAGTGCTATTCAAGAAATCCGAAATATCTTTAGCGTCTTGGTCAACTCTAGACGGAGTATCATAAGGAGAGCGTGTGTTGTAGTATTTGCCATCCAATGCTTCTAGGTTTAATTTACCGAATCTATATTCAGTTGTTCTGTACGCAAAGGTAATATTAACTCTCAAAAATTCATCACCATCACCCCAATCTAATGAAATTGGAAACCCGATTTGAACAGGAAATGCTTCTATTAAATGACACTCAATTATGGCCATGGAATTTGATTCATTTGAAGAATCCGCGTCTGTAGGGTTTTCGGTGCCGACCATTTGATTCATTACATATATCTTTAGATCGTTGCAGAGATAGTCTGATTTGTATGCTACTCTTTGTTTATTCTTTGGAAACTCTTTATCAGTTAGTATAATTTTAGAAAGCCATTTGTCAAATAATTGCAAAGCCGATGCGCTCTTTGCATCAACAAAAAAAGTCAATTCAATTTCATCATACATGACATCATATGGCATTTTAATCACTTGGCCATATCCATAGGGTCTTTGTTCAGTTGTAGCAATTCTTCTTCCAGGAAGATTGGTGGCAGAACATAACATGGCTACATCATTGAATCCGTCAACAGGCGGAGTAAACTTTACATAAAAGTTAGAAGCCTGAATTAAACCAACTTCTAAGAACTTACTTACAAAATTGTCTACACTAAAACGATTAAGTTCTTCAGCCATTATACTTTGCTCCTGCTATCTTTCCAAACTTTTTCTTTGGTAGCTTTCTTGAATTGTTCTGTTGGTAAGAATACTGTCATATCCCACTCTTCTGGTGGAACATAGATAAACGACGAGCGAGTATGCTCGTATAGATAATGCTTGAAACATGGAGCAAATAATCTAAAGCGAGCAGCTCCAGATAGCAATGAATATGTTAGACGAAGTCTTGTGGTTTCGTCTTTCTTCTCGGTGTTAATTCTCATTTCGTACAGAGCGTCGAGCAGTTTCGCGCGTAGAATAGGTGGCAAGTAGTGCAGATTCAAACCATAGAATCCATCAGGCGCAAATTGCACTGGAAAGATTAAAGGAAAGCGGTCGTAGTATGGAAGTTCTTTCTTACCCTTTGGGTCATACAAGAACATATACATTCTACCCATTTTGACGCGCTTTCTTTTGTTTTCAGATTCATTAATAAACTTAGAAGGAACAACTGTATTTTTGCCGATTTCTGCGTATTTGGTTCTTAACCATGTAACTGCTTTTTTGGTATGCGATGTCAAGTCGACGCCAGCTTTTGTAGCGTCTTTAACCAATCTAGTGTAAATATATGCAGCCATTAGCCGTTTAATTCCTTCTCTGTTATAATTTGAAACTTCCAGCCACGATCTTTACAGTATTCTTCGGCAGCTTTCCATTTCGATTGATTCTTGCCCCAAGTCATCACTTCGTTAATATAGCGTCTAGTTCTTCTCTGCTGTTTCTTGGGTTCGCGAGTCTGAGCCAATGGCTTAATCTCGACGAGGATACTTTCTAATTTACCATCTGGTGTTCTTTTCTTAAACCAGAAGTCAACGAAGTATCGATGCATCTTATTATCTGTAACGCAGCGATATGGCACTACGACTTCTTCTGAGTTCCATTCAAGAACATCAGAATGCGTGTCAAGAAAGTTCATAAACTTCAGTTCTAAACTTGACCTATAAATAACTTTGGTCGGGTCACCCTTATATTTAGCTGGGTTCTTGACCGTGTATCTCCCTTTCCATGCCATTTTATCGCCTAAATAAAGATATAATCAACAAGGTATTTATATGACCAGTACAGGACCAAGAACTAGAGGTGGCAAACGAGGCAAGAATATTGCCGAACAAGATATGGACAGAAAGCGAAATCAAACAAAAGTCGCTAAATCAATATCATTCTTAAGCGACCAAGGTGACAACCAGTACAGTTTTCTTATTAAACCTGTAAAAGTAAATTACACGAAATATACCCAACAAATTCAAAATATAGTTAAATTCAACCGTGACGTCGCTGCAAAAACAGAAGAAGAACTAAACACAGATCAAACTCTCAAAGGTACAGCAGACCAACAAGCCCAACAAACTCTTAACTTGATTTCAAAAGATTTTAAGGCTAAACTCCTTACTTCTCAAGATGTGCAAACAGATACATTTATTTGTCTACCATTACCAACACAGATACCGCCAGACTCGTTGAATGTTACCTATTCTCTAGATAATCTCGGTATAGCTGGAGCAGGATATAATTTTGGTAATGCAGTTGATCAAGCATTTGGCAATGAAGGAGCATTAGCCAATACCCTTGCTGCTGGCGCTACTGCTGGTGCTTATCTTGTTAGAACTTTGTTACAAAATGTTGATTCGGTAAGAGGTTTGAGTACTCTTGCCCTAGGAAATATCGCAAATCCATTTTCGGCAAATATTTTTGAAAAAGTAGAACCAAGAACATTTAGATTAGATTGGCAAATGCTACAGCCAAAAAATAAAGAAGAAGCTGATAATTTGAGAGAAATCATAAATCTATTAAGATATTTTGCTTTACCAGAACCAGATGGTTTATTATTAGAAACACCGCACGAGTTTGAGCTGGCTTTCCTAGGAACAGATTATCTTTATTCGTTTTCTAGATGCGTACTAGCTAACATTGAAGTAAACCACTCACCACATGGTTTTAATGTGTTCACAACAGCGGATGCTCCACAGGCAATTTCGCTTACTCTTTCGTTCGTAGAAATATTTCCATTAAGTAAAGAAACAATTCTTAATTCCGTTGGTCTTTCTATGAAACCAACGAAATATCAACTGTTTGATTCTCAAGATAGTTCTGAATCTGATGCAGCTTCTGAAACCGCTGGTTCTAATAGTCAACAGGAAACTGAGAATCAGATTAATCAACAAGTTGCTGATTGGAAAGCAAAACGTGCTGAACTTACTAAATTAGAACAAGAAAAAGATACTATTTTACGTTCGAGAGAACCAGATCCTAATAGACTTGCTAATGTAAATGCTAGAATCACCCAGACAAAAGTTAATATGAATTTGATTGCAACAGAAGTACAATCTTTGCAGGCAAAGATAAACTACACGACTAAGTCTGGTAAAAAACTTAAACCATTACCTTTTGTGTGAGACGATTAAATGGCAAAACAATATTTTAGCAACTTTCCACTAATAGAGTACAACGGCAATGTTCTTAGAAACATAATGCTAAAGTCCAACATCATTAAAGAAATATTGTTAGGACAAACGCTATTCTACACTTATGAAGTTAAGGATGGTGAGAAACCATCTATGGTAGCATATAACTATTATGGATCTGTTGACTATTCTTGGTTGGTTTTGCTTTCTAATCAGATAATCGATCCTTATTTTGATTGGGTTTTAAGCGACGAGGAATTTCAAGAGTTTATTATAACCAAATATGGTTCAATCGCAGCAGCACAAACCCTAGTGGTTGAATATACAGATAGCGTATCTGACGAAAGGTATTCGCTTAACACATTTAATTATGTTTTTGACGGCGACGATTTAGATGGTTGGCTGGTTCCAGTATATGCGTATGATAAAGAATTTGAGCTTAACGAGCAAAAACGAAACATTAGACTTATTGATAGAACATTTAGCAAACAAATTTCTTTGGAATTAGAAAGAAGTCTAAGAGGATAATATGGATACGAACACTGCGCCTAAACTTATTGTACAAAATAGCAGTACAGTAAATGAGTTTAGTTATTCTGTTGTTTTGAAGAAAGATATTTCATCAGAAATTGGTGTTGGTATTTCAACGCTCTTAAATACTATATCATTAAAACAATCTTTGCTCAGATATTCTATTAGTTTAGAATTGTCATTGGTGGATGGTGTAAACTTAGTTGATGATGGGTTTCTTTCTCTCGGAAGTGTTGTACAAGTAACACTATTCAAATTTGATGATGATCCACCAGAAAATAAAATAACATTGAATTTCTACATCACAAACATAGAAAACTCAATTCAAACTACTAGCCAAAAAGAAAAAGTATACGACATTGTCGCATACACTTTTCCTGCAGTAACAAACGCATGGCCATTAATACAATTCTATCCAGAAGATACTCCTTCCAACGTCATCAAAGAAATCGTAAAGTCCAGATTTGTAGTTGACGCTAATAAAGAAATCGGAACAGGTGATAACTGGATTGAAAGCAAGAACACCATTAAAAATGGTTTTATTTTTCATCAGATTAAACCATTCGACGCTATATCTAGACTATTGTCGCAGTCGTTATCTTCTCAATCAGATGACAGCGCGTATTTCTTTTATCAAGATTATCAAGGATTTAAGTTAAGAACTGCTAGGTCGATTGCCAGCGATGCAAACAAGCAAAGATCGTGGAAATATACGTTCTATCCTGAACGAAATGATCCTGCGGCTGGAAACAGTGTAGAAAAAGATTACTTTCGAGTATTATATCTTTCTCAATACGAACACTCGAACTATTTTGATTTGATTGCTTCTGGTGTGCTTAGAAGTGAAATAATGTTAATTGATTTGATAAACAGAGAAGTAAAAACACCAACTAAAACTTTCAAGTATGAAGATGACAATAAGAATATATTCTTGCTGGGAAATAATAGCGCGATTGACACTTCATATCCCATATTCGCTAAAAACAAAGAATTAAATCCACTTAACTTAAAATATGATTTTACACCAGCTTCATACATTGCAGTTTCTGAGAATGCTTGGGAACGTGATGATTATCTAGAAGAAAAGTATCTCTATGCTCGCGCGCAGAGATCATTGCTCGAACAAACAAAAATTACGATTGAAGTGTACGGTAATCCCTCTATAAAGCCAGGAGATATTCTAAATCTAAATGTTCCTGCGAAAAGTGGTCACGTCGAAGACGAAGATTCGAACAGACAATCTGGTGATTTTATCGTTGGCGCTGTAAAACATAATATCGCAGGTTCTATATTTCAAACCTATGTCGACTTGTATAAAGATGCATATGAAAAAACATTTGTTTAACGGAGAGTTAAAATAATGAGAGATTTGAATAATACTCCATTCGGTCAGTTTTTGTGGTTCATTGGAATCGCAGAAGATATATTCGCAGACCCATCTAAATTAGGAAGAATCAAAGTAAGAGCATTTGGCTTCCATCCTTCGTCTGAAGTGTTGCCAACTGAAAATTTGCCTCTGGCTCCAGTTCTTAACGGTGGAACGTCTTCCGTAAAACAAGGTCAAATGGTTCTTGGTTTTTTCATGGACGGCGATCTGTTACAACAGCCATTTATTCTTGGTGTTATCAATGGCGGAGTTTCTGACGTATCTATATTTGAAAAAATTAGAAGATTAGGAAAAGACACAGTAAACGATACGCAACCGTTAGAAGATCTAGGAGATATAACTTCTGGAACGAACGGAGATCGACAATCAATATTAGAAAAAGCACTTGATGCTGCTGGATACGCTGGTTGTCAAAAAGCCATGATTATGGCGCAGTGCGCGCACGAAACAGGAAATTTCCAGTTTATGAGAGAACTTGGAAACGAACGCTATTTTAACAAATATGATATTCGATATAACAGAAAGAAAGCTCTTGAGCTTGGAAATATAAATCCAGGAGATGGAGCAAAATATAAAGGAAGAGGTTATATTCAAATTACTGGTAGAAGTAATTATTCTGGAGTAAGCAAAGCTATTGGTGTTGATTTGATAAACAATCCAGAGTTGTTGGAGCAACCAGAAACTGCAGCGAAAGCAGTTAT